CAACAAACGCAGCAGTAAACGCAGCACTTATCTCAGGCGCATCACTTGATGCAACTACAGTAGCAACATACCCAACAGCAGCAGAATTGCTTGGAATCGTTGCTCGCGGATCTGCTTCTGTGTACGCAGCAACAGCAGGCCTACCAAATCCTTTCGCTCGCAACATGGTCGTATCAACAGGACAATGGTCAAACATCATGTCTCTTAACGATGCAGGTCGCCCAATCTACACAGCATCACAGCCAATGAACGCTGGCGGTCAAGTAGCCCCAACATCACTAACAGGTAATGTTGCAGGACTTAACCTCTATGTCGATCCAACAAACGCTGGCGATGGCGATGGCACAATCCTTATCGTTAATCCAGATGCTTATACCTGGTATGAGTCACCAACATATCGCTTACGCGCAGAATCAACAGCAGCAGGTCAAGTAACCATTGGTTACTACGGCTTCGGCGCAATCGCAACTAAGGTTGCTGCTGGCGCATTCAAGAACAACAAGGCGTAAGCCCACTAAGTCGCTGAGAGGGGGCATAGCCCTTGCCCCCTCTTGGTCTTTAGAAAGGAATTGGAATGTCACTGTGTACCGTAGCTGAACTCAAGAGCGTGCTCGGCGTTGGTTCGCTGTACCCAGATGCGACAATTCAAGAAGTCTGCGATGCAGCAGATGCAGTTTTATTGCCAATGCTATGGAGTCCTACTTATTTTTCAGTAGCTCACGAAAATGTTGTTGGTTCAGGAACATTGTATTTTAACGATTCTGTTAAAGAGATTTTTTATGTTGGTCAAACTGTAACAATTACAAATTCCGGTACTAATTACAATGGAAGCAAAGTAATCACAGCAGTTAATGATTATTCAATTAGCATGGCTACGGCTCATGCGACTGCTCAACCTAAGCATGCTATTGCCCCTTATGGCTCAGTTGCTTCGAGAACTTACACAGACTGGACACTCGATTTGGCTGTTCAGCAAGCGGCTCTCATGATAGCTGTAGAGATCTGGCAAGCAAGAACCAGCACTTTAACTGGTTCTAATTCTGTCGATTTCCAGCCCTCACCTTACCGAATGAGCGCACAGCTTCTCGCTAAGGTCAGAGGATTGATCGCGCACGCGCTAGACCCTCGCTCTATGGTGGGCTAATGCCAGCATCGATCACAACCCTTCGAACCACGCTAGCAACAGCGTTAGTCGATAACTCACTTTGGCAGACTTTTGCCTTTCCACCATCAGTGGTTCTTGCTAACTCAGTTATCGTAAGCCCAGACGATCCGTATATTGAACCAAGCAATAACTCCCGCAACACAGTCAGTCCACTTGCCCGCTTTCGGCTGATTTTGACTGTGCCCCTTTTCGATAACGAGGGCAATCTCAATGGCATTGAAACTAACGTGGTTAGAGTGTTTAACTTATTAGCCGCTAGTTCTTTGACGTATAATGTAGGCAGTGTATCTGCCCCAAGTGTTCTCAACGCTGCATCAGGTGATCTGCTCAGCTGCGAGATGTCCCTATCAATCCTAACAAGTTGGAGCTAACATGTCAGAACTAACACCAGAGGATCTAGCCTTCTTGAAGAAGATTGGTCAGATCACCGAAGCACCAGCACCAAAGCCAGTAACTACTAAAAAGGAAGAAGAATAATCATGGGAATTTTCTTAAATAACAAGGTTGGGTTAAAAATCGCAACGATTAATCTCTCTGACCATGTGACTGCGTTCACACTTAATCGTCAATCAGATCAGATCGAAGTGACTGCAATGGGCGACACAGCTCATAAGTTCGTTACTGGACTTTCTGCTGATACCATCACAGTATCATTCCTAAATGACACAGCAGCAGCAAACGTTCTAGCAACCCTTCAGGCTGCTTACGGCACAACTGTTGCATTTGCAGCAATCCAAGATTCATCAGCTGCCGTATCAGCGACCAACGTTCTATATTCAGGCACAATCTTGGTTGACAATCTAACAGACATCAACGGCGCAGTAGCCGATGAAGGTATGATGGATCTTACATTTACCTGCAACAGCAAGACAGCAATCGCGACAACTGGTACTTGGTCATAATCTAACTACTAAAGAAAAGGGCTAACAAATGGCAAAGCTAAAGATCACAAGGGCAGATGGGTCTGTATCTGAACATCAGATAACTCCATCGATCGAATATACATTCGAGGTCTATGCCAAGATGGGCTTTCACAAAGCCTTTCGTGACATGGAAAGACAGACCGATGTTTATTGGCTCGCTTGGGAGTGCATCCGCCGTAGCGGAGAAACTGTCAAACCTTTCGGCGCAGAGTTTCTAGAGACACTCACAAGAGTGGAAGTTCTAGATGATAACCCGGAATTATAGGGCGTGACTCTTTCACTTACTTGATCGCAAGATTAAGTCTGGAGACACAGATCGCGCCTAATGACTTACTCGAACTTGATTCGAGAATGTTTAAGGCTTTATTACAGGCTATGAAAGATCGAGCTAAGGAGATGAAAGATGCCAGTCGAAGTAAAGGGCGGAATCGCACTTCGTAAAGCATTGAAGAAGTTTGCTCCTGATTTAGCTAAAGAAACTCAAAGCGAAATGGCTTCATTACTAAAGCCCATTACTTCTAAGGCACGAGGATTTATCCCATCACAAGCACCTTTATCAGGGTGGGGTAAATCTGCTACTACTGGTCGATTCCCTGAATGGTCTACAAGTGCAGCCAGAAGAGGCATTGGTTATAAAACTACACCTAGCAAATCAAATAGATCTGGATTTAGATCCCTAGCTCGTATTCAAAATGCTTCAGCAGCAGGTGCGATTTATGAAACTGCTGGACGTGTTCACCCTAATGGTCGTGAACAGGGTGCATCATTTGTAGTCCAAGTACCTGGTCATCAAGATTTTGGCATGAACAAAGTTGGCGCAAATAAGAATCAAGGTCGAAGCCGAAATCCAGAAGCAGGATCAATGTTTGTCCAAGCCATTAATCAATATGGCCAGATAGTAGATGCCAATAATCAAGTCGGTCGAGGTCGCCGATCTCGTAAGATGAAAGGCCGCGCAATCTTTCGTGCTTGGAAAGAAGATGGCGGCAAGACTAATGCTGCTGTACTTCAAGCAATTGAAAAAGCCAGAGATAAATTTAACGCGGCAGTGGGGTATAACTAATGGCTAATCCATCAGTAGTAATTGATATTGCCACAGAGTTCACTGGCAAGAAAGCCTTTGATCGGGCAACTAAATCTACATTTAATTTAGAAAAGAGTGTCAAGAAACTTGCTGGCACATTTGGTTTAGCTTTTGGCGCAACAGCAGTAGTTAATTTCAGCAAGCAAGCAGTAAAGGCTTTTGCAGCTGATGAAGCAGCAGCCAATCGTTTATCTCGAGCTGTAGATAATTTAGGTATTGGCTTTGCCAATCCAGCGATTGCTAAATATATTTCAGAATTGGAACGCACTGCTGCTGTTGCGGATGACATTCTTCGCCCGGCATTTCAGGCTTTATTAACAACCACTGGTTCGCTTACCAAGTCACAAGAATTACTTAACAATGCCATCACTATCAGTCGCGCTTCTGGCATTGATCTGGCAACAGTATCTCAAGATCTTGCTAATGGTTACGTAGGCATTACTAAAGGCTTAAAGAAATACAACACTGGTCTTACTACTGCTGAATTAAGTTCTAAGTCTTTTGCTGAAGTTCTTGGAGTCATGCTTACTCGTTCAGCTGGTGCTGCTACAGATTATCTTGGCACTACTCAATATAAGATGGATGCTTTAACCATAGCAACAGGCAATGCCTCAGAAATCATTGGTGGCGGTTTAGTAAATGCTTTTGCTCGTATTGGTGGTGGCACAGAAGCCAGTGACGCTGCAAAGGCTATTGAAGATATTGCTAAAGCTGTTGCTTTTACTACAGAGACCATTGGCGGCTTAATAGGGGTAATTCCTAGCCTACTTGCTACATTGAAGAAGTTGCCTAAAGATATTTTTCAAGGCTTTGCTGGGGCTCAGGTAGGTAAGAAATTAACTCCAAATCCAACTGTTGTTAAAAAAACACCTGCACAAATAAGTACAGAAAAGCAAGCCAAGGTTCTTGCTAAATTAGAATCGGATGCTGCTAAACGACAAAAAGCAATATTAGCTCTACAGAAAAAACAATCTGATGCAGCCAAAAAAGCTGCTGCCGATCAAGCCAAATTAACTAAGGCTCAATCAATTTTTGATCTTGATAAGATTCAGATCGAGGCAGCCCTTAAAGGCAAGATCTCAGCCGATGAAAAGCTACGCCTAGAGTTACAGCGCGCTATCCTTAATGAAGATTATGAACTAGCAGATAAATTACAGAAGAGACTAGAAGCCTCACAGCGAGCCACAGCAGCCCTTCAGGGCACACTTACGGCTATCAAGCCAGTGCCTAGCCCATTTGATGAATGGATTGATGCTCTCAAG